AGGAAGACGTTGTCGAACCCCAACCCCTAGACATTCCTGAGGAGGAAACCATGTCTGAAGTAACCCCAACGGTTGAGGCTTCGGCTGAAATCGTTCCAACCGCACCACTCTTTGCAGCTGCGAAGCGTGAAGCAAAGTTGCCAACCGCTGCCGAATACATCGCAGCCGCAATCGCCGGTGGCGACCAGTGGCGTGACATGTCCGCTGCATTGCAAGCTGCCGCTCCCGACGTCACAACGGGGGACACCGCTGGCCTGCTCCCAATCAGCGTGGTGGCTCCTGCCTACAATAATTTTGTGGGCAAAAGGCCTGTGGTCGATGCCTGCACACCAAAGCCAATGCCCGGTGGTGGCAAGGTTTTCATCCGTCCAGAAGTCACAACTCACACCTCAATGGCTGTTCAGTCTGCAGAAAACGCAGCACTTCAGTCAGGCACATTCGTTGTTACTTCTAACCAAGTAACCAAGGGCACCTACGGTGGATATGTAAACATCTCCATGCAGGATCTCGAGTGGACAGACCCAGCGGTTATCAGCCTCATCCTTGACGACATGGGTCGCATCTATGCGAACACCACCGACAACGTTGCTGCCGATGCACTTCTTGCAGGTCAGACACAGACCATCACTTTGACAGATCCAACCTCACCTGCTGAGTGGGTTTCTGACATCTACACCGCAGCGTCAACAATCTTGACCAACTCGAACGGCAACCTTCCAACCCACTTGTTCCTTGCGCCAAACATGTACGCAAGTCTCGGCAAGTTGGTTGACACATCAGGTCGTCCGTTGTTCCCTGAGATCGGCCCAATGAACGCACTTGGCACCGCATCTGCATCCACATTCAGTGGTCGTGCGTTTGGTCTCATCACCGTTGTTGACCGTAACTTCGCTGACGACACCGTCATCGTTGGTGACCCAAGCGGTTTCGAAGTATTCGAACAGCAGAAGGGCGCGCTCAGCCTTGAGTCCCCATCAACATTGTCACGCACATTGTCGTGGCACGGCTACTTCGCCACGTTGATGATTGACCCAACGAAGTTCGTTTCGCTCACATAATTAAATCGGGTAGTTAGGGAAGGGTCTGTATGTCTGTAAACACAATCATCTACGCAGCGCGTGTAGACAACTTTGCAGCTGTGCAGACCCTTACCCTTGCCCCCGTCCAGCCGGGTGACTCAGTCACCATCGCTGGAGTGACGGACACAACGTTCAACACCACAGCAACCGTATTCTCTATTGAGGCCTATGAACTGGTTTCTGTGGATGAGTACGGTGTGTTGGAGTTCAACTACGACAACCCAAAACCGAATCAAATCATTTATGCGAACACGGGTAGTGCTGTTGTTTACGACACAGCGGTAGGAACAGTTACCTACACGGTCAGCCCAAGTTGGTGCAGTTCTGCCGACGTAAAAAGTTGGCTCGGCATCGATGTCGCCACCGCAAATGATGACGCTTTTGTCACCGTTTGTGTAAACGCCAGCAATGCTTGGTGTTTCCGTAAGCGTCGTGAGGCTGGCTACACCGACTCTCCTAGCACGGTGCCCAGCGCCGACGTCAAACTTGGCGCAATCATGTATGCAGCAACGCTGTACCGTGAACGCGGAACCAGTGGCGACTCGTACGGTGGCTTCGACGGTATGGGCAACCTGCCTATGCCCGTCACGCTTCACCGCATTATGCAGCTGTTGGGCTGTGGCAGGGCACAGGTCGCCTAATGGCTTCAGGCATCTTGTACGACGCTGTCAACGCCGTTAAAACGCAGTTGACCGCACTCGGACTTGTGCCCATTACCGACCCTCGCAACGCTCGCCCTTTGTCGGTACTAATTCAACTGCCGACAGTCACAGCGTTTACATACAACGTGGGCGACATTCGTATGACTATCAGCGTTTTGGCACCGCCTCCCGGCAACCAAGACGCAGGCGATTACCTCATGACAATCGCTGACCAAATCATGAACTCAACAATCGCGGTCACGGATCTCCGTCCGGGCCTCGTATCCATCGGAGGGCAAGACTTGCCTTCCTATGACTTAACCGTTGCCGTCGCCGTACGGCGCAACTAACACAAAAGGAGCCATCATGGCGACAACAACATTCCTCTCGAATGCCACAATCAACTTGACGCAGGGTGCCACCACCACTGACCTTTCCGACCAAGCCAACCAGTGCACAATCACTATCGGTCAGGACGCCCTTGAGGTGACCGCTTTTGGTGATACCGGGCATCGCATGGCTGGCGGTCTTCAGACCGTAGACGTGAGCATCACTTTCTTCCTTTCCTATGGCGCTTCCGAAGTTGAAGCAATCCTCGCATCCGCTGTCGGCACAGGCACCACCGTGCTTACGATCTCACCATCGGGCACAACAGAATCAGCAAGCAACCCTGAGTACGTCATCACGAACTGCATGCTCGCTGACTTCACGCCAATTAACTCAACCGTCGGTGAAATGGCAACTGTAACTGCCAACTTCACCTCAGGCACTTGGGTTCGCGACGTCACCGCACCTTGATTTAAACCAAATCATTTAGGAGAAACAAATGAAACTGAAACTGCAAATCGAAGAAAAGGATGCGACCTACACGGTTGAGACCAACCTTTTCGTGATTATCGCATGGGAACGAAAGTTCAAACGCAAAATCTCAGAACTGTCCTCTGGCATTGGTATGGAAGACCTCGCGTTTATGGCTTTTGAAAGCTGCAAACAAATTAACCATCCAGTGCCAGCAATTTTTGATGATTACATCAAGCGTCTTGTAAACATTGAGGTTTTGGATGACGACCCCGTAAACCCTCCCCTCGAGGCACATACCTCCGAGTCCTTGTAGAGCTACTACTAGAGACCGGGTATTGGCCTCCGACCATCCCCTTTGACATCGAAGCCCTTTCAACGGTCATAGATGTCTCAAACGAAAAGCGCAAGAAATGACTCAGGTTTCAATGAAAGTAGATGGCATCAATGATGCGATTCGCTCGTTAAACAAGATTCAGCCGGGCTTGCGTCGCCAGTATCAAGATGAGGCACGTGTGATTGCGGAGCCTGCCATCGTGGCTGTGCGTAACGCATACAAGTTTGTGCCGTTGTCGGGTATGGAACGCAAGTGGGCAGGGCCAGCTGTGAAGGGTCGCAAGGTCTTTCCGTTTTCACTGGCAAAGGCTCGTAAGGGTGTAAACCTGACTTTCAATACTGATCGTCGTACTAGTGGCGTAATCAACATTGTGCAGCGTGACGCGGGTACGGCAATCTTTGAGACTGCTGGACGCAAATACAAAAACCCTCTTGGTGATTCATTAGGTCTTTTGTCGCCGGGTCGCACACGTCTTATCGGCCCCGTTGTTTACAGCCAGCGTGACAACCTCGAGCGAGTTATTGGTGACCTCGCTAACCGTATTGTCGCCCGTGTCCAGAGAGAACTCCGCTAATGCTTTCCATCCCCATCGTTTCGTCGTTTGACAATGCAGGCATCAAGAAAGCGCAACAGGGTTTCTCCAAGCTTGAGGACAACGCTAAGCGCGCCTCTGCAACTCTTCGCCGTGTAGGTCAGGCTGCGACTGTTGGTTTTGCTGCCGTAGGTGTTGCTGCGTCCGCAGCTGCATACGCTGCTTTTAACTTCGCTAAGGCTGCTGTCGAGGATGAGAAGGCTGCAAAATTACTTGCCACGTCACTGAAGAACACGACCAAGGCAACGGATGCACAGATTGCTGCGACTGAGGATTGGATCACAACGACGGCGCTGGCGACTGGCGTGGCTGATGATGAGTTGCGTCCTGCTTTCGGTCAAATTGCTCGCGCAACCCGTGACATTACGAAGGCCCAGAAACTGCTTGGCACCGCCCAGAACATCAGTGCTGCAACTGGTAAGCCGTTGGCTGCGACTGCTAAGGCTGTGGCTCAGGCGTACAGCGGTCAATTTGGTGCGCTAAAGAAACTTTCCCCCGAATTAGCAAACCTGATTAAGGGTGGGGCATCGGCTGAGGAAGTTTTTGCTCAGTTAGATCAGACCTTTAAGGATGCAGCCGAAACCGCAGCCAACACCACCGCTGGCAAGTTTCAGCGCTTCCAGATTGCGGTGGATGAACTCAAGGAAGGCATCGGTGCTTTGTTGTTGCCGGTGCTTGGCAAACTGTCTGACTTCCTGACTAGCAAAGTCATCCCTGCGTTTGATGACTTTCAGAAGGCTGTCGAGAAGGACGGCTTTGCTCAGACCCTGAAGACTTACATCACGAACGGTCTTGACTGGGTTGTAAACGACGGCATCCCACTCATGGCTAAAAAGGTTGTCGAGTTTGGTCAGGCGTTTGTTGACTACATGGCTCCACGTTGGAAACCAATGGCTAAAGCTCTTGGCGCATTCCTGAAGCGTTTTGCTGATTGGGTGACCCAGACGGCTTACCCTTGGATTGCCCGTGAAGTCCCGAAGATGATGAAGGGCTTTACCGACTGGTTCGACAAGAACGCCGACGCGATTGTTAACGGCGTTGCAAAGTTGTTGATTGGTCTTGCCGCTTGGGTTGCTACTGAGGGTGCCCCTGCAGCTGCGAAGGTTGGCGCTGCGTTATTTGTTGCCATGTTTAAGTTCAACGCTGCAATGACAAAACAAGCCATCGAGCAACTGTTCCGTGCCATCGGCACTGGCGTAAGCATGGCTGCCGCTAAAGGCAACGAAATCGGCACTGCTTTAGGCAAGGGTCTTGCAAACGCGCTTATCGGTTATCTCAATGTTGCTATTGACAAATTGAACACTTTGCTCGGTGCAGTGAAGGGTGCTTCGAGGTTCCTTGGCCCTGTTGGTGCTGCCATTGCTGGCGTTGCAACGGACAAACTGCAGATTCCGCACATTCCCGCACTTGCACAGGGTGGCATCGTCACCTCGCCAACGCTCGCCCTTATTGGCGAGGCTGGACCTGAAGCCGTTGTGCCACTCTCCGGGCGTAACACGCCAAGCATGGGTGGCGTAAACATCACCATCCAGACTGGCGTTGGTGATCCTGTTGCTATCGGTAAAGAAGTCAAGCGCGTCATGGATGCCTACGGACGCAGGGCTGCATAATGCCTTTTCCTGTTGCCAAAGTTGAAATAGCGTTTGATGACGGCCCGTATGTGGCGTCCCCAACATGGACGGACGTGACTAGCGATGTCCGCGAGATGTCTATTGACCGTGGCAGAGATGATGATTGGGGCGCTTTTTACGGCTCTGCATCAGTGGTGCTTGACAATCGTGACCGTGCTTATGATCCGTTTTACACTTCGGGGACTTATTACGGCAAGTTGCTTCCGCGTCGCCAAATACGCATCACGGCGACCTATGGCGGTACTTCGTACCCGGTCTTTCGTGGCTATGTAAACGGATGGCCTCCCGCGTGGACTGACGCAGGCTACGACTCCACTGTGACCCTGTCTTGTATGGATGCGCTTGGTTTGATGGCGTCCGAAACGCTCCCTGCCGATTGGAGCCGTAACTACATCCTGAGCACGTCGCCACGGCATTACTACCCTTGTGATGACCCTGTCGGGCCTTATACGTCTAACCAGACGTTGACCGACTTGGGTTCTGTGCCGTTGAACATGGCGACCACTACTGCAGCTTCGAATGGTGACCAGTTGGCTGTCGGTCTCGTTAACCGCTGTATTACGGGCACAGGTGGCGAGGCTGCGACATCGGCGGAGGGTACGACTGTAAACGCGTCGGCTAGTTTCACCGTGTCCTGCTGGGCTATTTCAGACGCCAGTACAACGTCAGCAACTCACTTTGTGCGTGGCAATTACGGCAACATGTTCTACTGGTTCGGGTTTAACACCACGACAGGCAAGTTCTACGTCGAAGTTGGCGAGGGTAGTTTCTCTAACTCTCGTGTGGCTAGCACCAATATTTCAGGCTGGGATGCGGGCATGGCTCGCATGTTCTCGTTCTCGTATAACAACTTGACCCGTGCGATTGTCTTGTACATTGACGGTCTCGTCGTGGCGACAACCAACGTGGACTCGTTCAATATTTTCGTGGCTTTCCCCGAGACTGTAAACATCGGCTACGGATCCGTGCAGCAGTTGGTCATCTGGGACGGTGTGCAGACCCAGGCAGTGTTGCAGGACATTTACAAGTATTCCACGGTCAACCTTCCCGAGACAACCGCTGCAAGGTTTACGCGCCTTATCGCTGAGACACAGTTCCCCGCATCTTTGACAAGTGGGCCGTCTGCGCCTGCGTCTTCCGTCTTGGACATCACTGACGACGCCCCAAAGTTGGCTGGCGAACTGCAAAAGGTTGCCGACTCCGAGTACGCCCCGCTGTTTGTTGACCGCTCTGGTGTGGTGACGTTGTACTACCAGAACCAAATCCGCACACAGTCCCGCTCAATTGTTTCGCAGGGCACTTACGGCACGGGTGGCTACAGCATTGGTCAGGATGTTTCGATTGCGTATGACGGCGACTCGATGCGTAACGAAGCCAATGTCACTATGTCGGGCGGTGGTGTTTACATTGGTAAGAACACGACGTCTGTGACGGCGTACGGCGCAGCTCAAGAGTCGATTGATACGCAGGTGTCGTCGTTGGCTGACGCTCAGGACATCGGCAACATCGTTAGCGGTTGGGGCGGCCAGGTTTACCCTAAGGCTGATCCGTTTGAGGTGGTGTTGTCTCCGTCTGCGGATTGGAGCAACGCTCTTGACCGTGAACTGAATGACCGTATAACACTTGTGGTTTCCCCGCCGACGGGTAATTCGATTACGACGCCGATGTTGATTCAGCGGGTGACTCATTCGGTGGTGCCGGGTGAGTGGCGTACGACGTTTGAGGGTTCGGCGCGTTGGGCTGCAGTGTTTATTATTGGACAATCCCTTATTGGGGGAACGGATTTGATTGGATAGCCATGGCTACACCTCCTACATTTACTAACGGCACACCGCTTTATCAAGAGTCGCTTAATGCGATTGGGCAGTGGAAGGTAACGACCTACTCGTTCACCAACAGTGCAGCGCCTTACATTGACAACTGCTTTACGTCTGACTACACCAACTACAAAGTGCTTATTAACGTGAGCGCAGCAACTGGCGACCTGCTCTACATGCGCTTCCGCAACGGCTCAGGTGACGTAACAACCGCCAACTACGTCTGGGCTGGGTATTACATCTCGCAATTCTCTGCGCCATCCGTCGCAGCCGAAGGCTCGAGCGGTGCGCTGGGCTACGGCCGTATCGGCTACGTCGACGCCAGCGTAAACAACAACCTCACCATGGAAGTCATGAACCCGTACGACACTGGCGCTACTGCGTGGTTCTGCCCACATCAGCAGGGCGGTACATCTTTTCAGTACGCCCGCTACATGCAAGGGTCGTTTTATGGCACAGGTTCAATGACTGGCTTCAAAATTTACACCGCAAGCAGTTACAACCTCACAGGCACAATCACCGTTTACGGCTGGAGAGAATAATGAAAAAGATGACAAGTGGCATTGACGTCAAGACAGGCGAAATTGTGGAACGGGAGTTCACAGAAGATGAATACAAGCAAGCAGAAGAAGACGCGCAAAACGCTTTGCCTATTGAGTTCAGCGTTGCTCCTGTTAACCCTGACGCTGAGTAGTTGCGCCGACCGCACCCGCTACAACTGCGACGACCTCAAACAACCCAACGGACTCCTAGAAAGACGCTGCCCATGAACCCCGACAAACGCCTCTCCAACGAAGAAATCAAAGCCCGCCTCATCCTCGTCGTCGGCATCGGCTTAACCCTCTCATTTGTCATGGCAATCGGATCACTCCTCTTTGGT